TACATCCTGATAATAAAATGAGAACTAGATCCGCTGAAAGATTTGATGCAATGCAAACTTGGATTGTTAATGTTGCGGGGGATTCTGTTGTTAATGTTGGTGGTAATGCGGTAACAACAATACAAGGAGATTCAACTATTACTGTTGCGGGTAAATCTAATATTGATGCTAGGGGTGATGTTCTTTCAAGGAATTATGGTGATACCACTGCATATAATACTGGCAAAACAACTTTAAATGCTTTGGATGATGTAACAGTAAAATCATTGGGTAATCTGGTGGTGGATGTTGCGGGTACATTATCAATGACATCTGGTGGTGATATGTCCTTCATTGCCCCTAATATTACTATGAGTGCTACGGAGACATTAACAACATTATCAAACAATACTATTATAAATGGTACAACTAATGTTGCATTACATGGTCTAACTGTTGACTTTAATCCTACTGGTTTTGTGGTAGGAGATGTGTCACCTTTACCTGTTGTAGAATTTACAGAAAAAGAACTTGATGAAATTTTTCCTGTAATAGTAGAAGAAGATGATATTGATGTCAATTTTCCTACACCAAAATTCTCGGTGGTGAAACCTGATGGATGGACTTCTTATTCATCACAAACTTCTGGATATAAAGAAACAGGATCATCTGGTGCAAGTGCTTTTACTGGAGGATCTATGAATATGATCGAGGCGGGTGGTGGTAATCTTGCTGTTGAAGAAAATGTTATTCTAGACACAGGGGGTGCTGGTTCTGTCGTTTATATCAACCAATATGCAACAAGAAATAAACCACTTGCAGCAGAATTAGAAAAAATCATTATAGATGCCGCAACGAAAATTCAACTTGATGTACAGATATTTTCTGGTGGTATGACTAATAAAAAGAGAACTGGTTCTGATAGACATTTATGGGGATTTGGTTGTGATGTTTGGTTATTTTCTGGTGGTAAAAAACTTAAAGTAGACGATTTACTATTCCAAGATTTTGCTAAAGCATGTAAAGAAGCTGGAGCAACTTCAATGGGTGCTGGGGCTGGTTATATGGGTGGCATTGGACTTCATGTTGATATTGCAAAAGGTAATACTGTTAGTCCTGCCGCAGCTTCTTTTTGGGGTGCTGGTGGTAGATCTGCTAATACACCAACTTGGTTGGTAAATATTTTTAAGGCGTAATCGATATGGCTGCTTTAGCAAAGATGGGTGGTGAGAGTGAAGTAAAATGCACTGATGGTGCTTTAAAAGACCCGCCAACTGAGTGTGTGACGCTAACTGTTTATGGGAATAAATGGGATAAAGAGACAACTCAAAAATCTGCTGCTGGTAGTTCTGATGTTCTTGTTAATAGTAGTGGCACTGTTCGTAATGGTGATGCAATGGTTACACATCCTGATGGGGATCCTTGTGTAGTCGCCGCCGTAAATCACGCACCCACTCTTAGCACCTATAGTGCTACTGTATTTGTAAATAGTAAAAACATTGGAAGAATAGGTGACAAGTATAATTCTGATGAACATTTTGATCATGAAATATCATCAGGTTCGGTAAATGTTTTTGCTGGTTAATAAAAAGGAATATAAATAAAGACATGAGTACATTAAACTTATCAGATAATTCTGACATAACAAAAGATTCACAAATTGTATCAAGAGTTAAGTCTTATTCAGATCTTGATTTACGATTTAAACCCCATCCTAGTTATGGTGATATTGTTCCTATAAAGGATATTGCAGCAATCCAGAGTTCTATTCGTAATATATTATTAACCAATTATAACGAGAAACCTTTCGAACCAGACTTTGGATCTAACATTACTCAGTTTCTATTTGAACCAAGTAATCCTATTACAATATCATTGATGGTTGGAGAGATTAAAAGGTCTATAAAAAATCATGAACCTAGAGTTGTGGTTCGTGATGTTACTGTTACTGATGATAGTGATTTAAATGCACTTTCAATATCGGTTACAGTATTGATAATTAATTCTCAACAAATCGTTGATATATCTTTATACTTAGAGAGAACAAGATAACATGGCATCCATAAAGAACGTAACAGAATTAGACTTTGATCAGATAAAAGATAATCTAAAAATATTTTTATCAGCACAAGATAAATTTAATGACTATGATTTTGATGGTTCGGGTCTTAATGTATTATTAGATGTATTAGCATATAATACACAATACAATGCATTATTAGCTCATATGTCCGCAAACGAAACTTTCTTAGATTCTTCACAACTAAGACAAAATGTGGTTTCTCATGCCAAATCCCTTGGATATCTTCCTAGATCCGTTAGATGTTCTGATGCTAATATGAAATTAGTGGTGACAGGGGATTCACAAGGTCCAGCAGAACTTCAAATACCTAGAGGCACAACCTTTAATGGTGCAATCGGATCTAAACAATTTACATTCGTAACTAATGTATCACATAAAGCATCTAAAGATGTTAATAATCAATATACATACGATTCTGTTATTGCTAAAGAAGGTGCATTAAAAAGTATCACATATCGTGTTACTGGTAATGAATTTCAAAAGTTTAGAATTTCGGATAAGAAGATTGACACCTCAACTTTAAGTATTAGAGTTAGATCATCTTTGACATCTGCTGATTATCAAACATATAATTTCTTTCAGAATATTAATGATATTACAGCAACATCCTTTGTATATTTTATCCAAGAAAACTCTTATGGTGAATATGAGTTTTACTTTGGGGATGGTGTGCTTGGATATAAACCTGCTATAGGTCAAATAGTCGAACTGTCTTATATTTCTACTAATGGTGTGGATGGTAATGGTGCAAAAGCATTTACTATCAATTCTAGTATTGGTGGATATACTTCTATAGTAGTACAACCCGCAACAGGATTCATTAGAACTTCTACAGGCACTAATGTTGAATCTATAAATTCTATTAAGTATAATGCCCCAAAGGTATTTTCAACACAAAATAGAGCAGTAACAGCACAAGATTATAGATCTTTATTATTATCAGAATATGATTTTATTGAAGATATTTCTATATGGGGTGGAGAAACTGCGGAACCTCCAGTATACGGTAAAGTTTATATCTCTATTAAACCTATTGATTCTGAATATCTTTCTCAACGTTTAAAACGTACCATTTATAAAACATTAAAATTGAAAAACATTGGATCAGTTACACCCGAATTTCTTGATCCTGATTATACTTTTGTTACAATGGATGTGCTATTTAAATTTAATCCTAATGAAAGTTCTAATAGTAAAGTGCAACTAGAATCATTAGTTTTACAAGGAATAAACGATTATAATAATACAATCCTAGAAAAATATGATGGGGTGTTGAGACATTCTAATATACTTAGTCTTATTGATAATACTGATGCTGGTATATTGAATAGTACAATCAGATTAAAAATGCATAAACATTTAGTTCCTATCACAGGATTAACATCTAATTATAATCTTAAATTTTCATCACCAATATACACATCAATTAATAGTGAAGAGGTAATTACATCAAGTACTTTTACTTATGAAGGCACTACTTGTAAGTTCACAGATATTGCAACTGAGGCTGTTGGTTTTAGAAAGATATTAATATTGGATACTGTCACAAACAATATTGTGAATAATCAGGCTGGTATTATTAATACAGCAACAGGACTTGTTAGTATAGTTTCGATTATCATAGAATCTACGGATGATATTTTAATATATTGTAGTCCAGATTCAAATGATATTGCTCCTAAGTTTAATCAATTGGTTTCTATCGATTTCACAACTGGACTTGATGGTTTGCCCGGTGTTAACGTTGCAGGAGAAGAAGATGGTATATCAGTTCTAGGATCTACAGCATCCTCAACATACAATACATTCCCAAGACATGGATAATTTAAAAAAGTTAAATATTGAGCATTCCAAGGTTGAGCAGTTAATACCTCAACAACTCCTTGGCGATGCTCAACAACTTGTAGAGTTTCTAAAGGAGTATTATAACTTTCTGAATGTTGATGGAAATCCATCAGACATTATTAATAATATGCTACGAAATAAAGATCTTGATCTTCTTGTAGATGCTTTTATTGATTTAGTTCGTAAAGAAATTGGTGAAGGTTTAGCAAGAGGTTTAGTAGCAAATAAGGTTAATGTATATAAAAACATTGTACAATTATATCAAGCAAAAGGTTCACTTGCTTCATTCAAATTGTTATTCAGAATTTTATTTAATACAGAGATTGATATAGGTCTACCAAAAGAACAAATTTTCATTGCTTCGGATGGTAGATGGAATCAACAGAATGCTTTATTTGTTGAAACTATTTCTGGTGATCCTTTCATTTCCGTTGGTAATATTGTATTAATTACAACACCAACAGGAACAAAGATTAAAGTTGATGTTGAACGTGTTAAAAAAGTTAGTGCCACTGTTCATGAAATTATTATATCAAAAGAATATATTGGTAATATATCTCCAAATTCTGTAATATCATATAACACTTTTAGTGGTAACATTAAAAATGCACTTAATAAGTTTAAGATAAAATCATCGGGTAGAAACTTTAAGGTTGGACAATTTATTACCATTAATGATCATGATGGTACTAATACAAGAATTAAAGTAACAGCAGTTGATGCTAATAGTGGTATCTTAGATATAGATTTTATTGAATTTGGTACTGATTATCCAGATACTTATAATATCCAAATAATACCTAAAGGATATGATTATAATACATACCCTGATCCATCAGATCCTCTTATAGCAACTATAACAGATATATATGAAACTTGCTATACTCATGATAATGGATATATTCAATTAAATTCTGATACACCAATTGCCTTTGGTACTGAATATGTGCCTAATGAAAATGATGTGAATAACATTAACATGGAGATTTCTGTAGATCCTGTTAATGATGCTATAGCATATCCATCAAGAGCAATAATAGAATTTACATCAAATCCTGTATCAAAATATAAGGGGGCATATACATCCAATAAAGGATTTTTATCGGATGGCATATATGTACAAGATGGATATTATTATCAACCATATTCTTATGTAATTAAATCACCAATCGATTTCTCTACTTATGAAAATCTGGTAAAACAATCAGTACATCCCGCTGGTATGATAATGTTTGGTGAGATTAATATTAATAATATAATTGATGCTTCTACTTCTATCAAATTATTATTAAATTACTTTAATGATAGATTATATGATGCTGTCGATACTTCAGATATTATGGTTGTATTATATTTCAAACCTTTATCCGATAATGTATCTACAACAGATAGTGTATCATTTGGACAAGATAAATCTATATCAGAAATATATAATATAAATACAATAGAAGATGGGTTTATTGATTTAAATCCTTATGCTCTTGATTATTTTGCTGAAGAATATACTGATTCTAGAGTAGGAACATTTTAAATACAAAAATAGGAATAACATAAATGAATATGCAAGAAGTTGTAAAATCTACGGGTGAAGTATCAATCAAAATATTTGATGCTGCTGGTAAATTAAAAGAAAAAATATTTGTACCAAATCTAGTCGTGCAATCTGGTAGAGATTGGATAGTTTCTAGAATGGGTTCTGATACACCAGTATTAATGAGTCATATGGCCATTGGTAGTGATGCTACTGCAACAAGCACAAGTCAAACAACTTTAATATCTGAATTGGGTAGAACAGTATTAGGTTCAAGTGTTGTTGTCGATAACACTATCACTTATACTTCCGCATTTGCGCCTGGAGTTGGTACTGGTTCTATTGTAGAAGCTGGTATCTTTAATGATGTGACTGCTGGAACTATGTTATGTAGAACAGTATTTGGTGTTGTAACAAAAGACGCGGCAGATACTATGACTATTTCTTGGACTATTACAGTATCTTAATTATTACGAATAGAGAGAAATTATGAGTGCATCAATTACACCATTATTCCACCATAATATAGCAAGAACGATTTATGAAGATATTCAAAGTCGTAAATCTATCTATCATACCTTTGTGGGACAAATTCTACCTTGGACAAGTGAACTAGATCCACCTGCCGTAGAAACTAATATATCTTACACTAATGATGTTAGAAATAATATCATTTCGACTAAACAAACTTCTTTGCAAGATGTTTCTTATGTTGTAAATGAAAATGTGTGGACGTTTAACGCAATTTATGATATGTATGATGATAATATTAGTGTAATTAATCCAAGCACTTCTGGTGCTACTTCATTGAATACTGCTAAGTATTATGTACTTACCGATGATTATTATGTCTATAAATGTATCTTTAATAATAATGGTGTTGCTTCTACTATACAACCAACAGGAACTTCTATTGGTTATATAGAAACTTCTGATGGTTATGTATGGAAATTTATGGCATATGTACCATTAACTCTAAGAAATAAATTCCAAGGATCGGGGTATTTTCCCATCACACAATCTGTTA